GACGCGCTGCCGTTTGTGTTTGATGGGCTGGCCGATGAGCCGGAACCGGAAGACGCAGAGCCGCAGATCAACCGCGCCGACGAACTACAGCAGGAATGGGGCACGGAGTTGGGGCAGTTGTGGCGGCTGCCGTCACGCACCGAGGGGCAGGAGCACCGGCTGATTTGTGGCGACTGCACGGATGCGGCGGTGGTGGAGCGGGTGATGGGAGGCGAGAAGGCGGAGATGGTATGGACAGACCCGCCGTATGGCGTGGCTGTTGGCGACAAAAATAAATATCTCAATTCGATTGCTCGGAGCAATCGAGTTGAGGAAAACTTACAAAACGACACGCTTGGTGAGCCTGAACTGCTCGAAATGCTGCGCGGGGCGTTCGGCCGTGCAAAGGACAACTGCACCGCCGGGGCCGCGTGGCATGTAGCGGCCCCGGCGGGGCCGCTACATGTGCTGTTTGGGCAACTGCTTAAGGATATGGGGGTCTGGCGGCAGACAATACAATGGGTCAAGAACAACGCGACATTTTCTCCGTTGGGGGTTGATTATCATTGGCGGGCGGAGCCAATATTTTATGGATGGCTACCGAATGGGGCGCATCGTTATTATGGCGGGAGAAAACAGACAACGGTATGGGAAATAGATCGACCGTCTAAGTCACCAGAACACCCGACGATGAAGCCCGTAGAATTGGTGCAGCGTGCGGTGGCGAATCATACGCTTGAGTCAGATATAGTGCTCGATTCTTTCTCCGGTTCCGGCACGACCCTGATCGCCGCCGAGAACCTTTCCCGTCAATGCCGCGCCGTTGAAATCAGCCCGGCATATGTCGCCGTGGCGTTGCAGCGGTATAGGGACGCCTTCGGGATTGAGCCAGAATTTATCCAATAAATCCAAGAATGAGTAAGCGACGGTACAAGGCGCAGGATTTTATAGACGCAATCCCCGGCAGCGGTGGCATTATAGCGACCATTGCCAAGCGGGTGGAGTGCGACTGGACTACTGCCAAGATTTGGATCACTGAGAAGCCGACCGTGGCCCAAGCCTACGCCGACGAATGCGAGGCCGTGAGCGACATGGCCGAGAGCGTGCTACTGAAACGCATCCAAGAGGGTGACGACGCGACGGCCAAATGGTGGCTATCACGCATCCGGCGCGGCAAGTTCTCAGAGCGCACCGAGGTGACGGGCGCGGATGGGGGGCCGGTGGAGGTGATTCAGATTTATATTCCTGACAACGGGCGCATGGGGCCGGATGGGGAATAGCACGGTTGTGCGGCCGCAGGCGGGGCCGCAGGAACTATTCCTCTCCACACCGGCTGACGTGGCGTTTTATGGCGGCGCGGCGGGAGGGGGCAAGAGTTACGGTCTGTTGCTTGACCCGCTGCGTTTTATTACGCGGGTGGCGGGGTTTGGCGCGGTTATTTTCCGGCGCACGAGTGTGCAGGTGCGCAATGAGGGGGGCTTGTGGGATAGCTCTGAGGGTTTGTACCAAACGGTTGGGGCGACGGCGCGGCAGAATGTGCTGGAGTGGTCTTTCCCGCCGTATGGCAACAAGGTCAAGTTTGCGCACATGCAATATGAGGATAATCGCTTTGATTGGCAGGGCGCGCAAATCGCCTTTATTGGCTTTGATGAGTTGACGCATTTCACGCGTAAACAGTTTCTTTACATGCTTTCGCGCAACCGGTCAACGTGTGGCGTCATGCCATATGTCCGCGGCACGTATAACCCTGTTCCTCCAGATGAGGAGCCGGGGGGGTGGATTCATGAGTTTGTGGGCTGGTATCTTGACGCAGATGGCTATCCGGTTCCCGAGCGGTCCGGTGCGCTGCGATGGTTTATCAATTTGTCGAGTGAGCTGCATTGGTTTGATGACAAGGCGGCCGCCGTGGCATTTGCGCAGGAGCGCGGGATTCCCGACCATGACTGCGTGCCAAAGTCGTTCACGTTTATTCATTCGACAGTTTACGATAACAAGATTCTGCTTGAGAAAGACCCTGGTTATGTGGCTAACCTGTTGGCGCAGGATTTTATCGACCAAGAGCGTTTACTGCGTGGCAATCACTTCATTAAGCCCACGGCCGGGCTAGTGTTTAATCGTGACTGGTTTGAAATTGTGTATGCCAAAGACGTGCCACAAGACCAGATGCGGCGCGTGCGTTTTTGGGATTTGGCGGCTACTGAACGCAAGCTCAGTGGCAAGGGCGATCCGGATTACACGGCCGGGGTGCTGATGGGGATGGTGGACAACCGATTTTATATTCTTGACGCCATTGCCGAGCAGCTTGGTCCGGCGCAAATTGACGACTTGATTATGGCCACCGCGCGCGAGGATGGTATAGGTGTGCCAATTCGCTGGGAAGAAGAGGGCGGAGCATCAGGCAAGCGGGACAGTTATCACATTGCATCTAAGCTAATTGGATGGGACGCAATGGGCGTGCGGCCGCAGGGGGACAAGGTGACACGTTCCAAGGCCCTGGCCGCGCAGGCGTATGCGGGCAACGTTAAGATGCTTGACGCGCCGTGGAATAAGCGACTGCTAAACAATTTGCACGGCTTTCCTGAACTGACGCATGATGATTTGGTTGACGGGTGCAGCGGCGCGTTTAATGAGTTGGCGGCCGGCACCGTCGGCATAGTTGACAATCCTTTTTACGGGTAGGAGTGGAGCATGATTAGCACAAGACAATTTATCCCGGCACTGGCAATTGACCGGAACAGCATGAGCATATCGCCGTTGTCGGATGCGCACCGGCAGCGCGCCGAACTGTACGCGCGGTACTGGTCGTATTACCGCGGCCACCATCGCAAAAATATCAAGGTCAAGCCGGGGCAGGCCGATGATAACGTAACCATCAACTGGTCAAAAAAGATTGTTAATCAGGGCGTCGGGTTCCTGTTCGGCAAGCCGGTCACGTTTGAAATTGACGAAAATGATGAGCGCACAAAAGAAGAGGCGCACCTTGACCGTGTGTGGGCGGATGACCCGCGCACCGGATTTGTGCAGGCGGTGTTCCTGAAGCAACTGGCGCAAAACGGCGCGGTGACGGGTATGCCGGTGATCCGTATTGTGCCTCCTGTTGGCGAGGGCGAATTGCCGACGCTGCGCGCGGTTGACCCGTCTATTGTTGACGTTATCACCGACCCGGATGATGTGGACATCGTGACAGAGTATCACGTTGTCTGGCAGTCGGGTGATACATGGAAACGGCAGCGCATGGTCCGTGACGGTGAAATCTGGATTATTTACGATGATGTTTACCGCGTCGGGCGCAAATGGGAGACAGTCGAGGAGGCGGCGTGGGAGTTTGACTTTGCGCCGATTATGCACGCGCAGAATCTAATCCTTGCGAATTCGCAGTTTGGCATTAGTGACCTGGAGGATGCCGACCTGAATGATGCCGTCAATTTTGCCGCGTCGAATATCAACCGCATTTTGCGCTTCCACGCGCATCCCAAAACTATCGGCACCGGCTTTCCTGCGGCGCAATTGCAGACCACGGCCGTTGACCAGTTTTGGACCGTGCCAAGTGCTGACGCGCGCGTGTTCAATTTGGAGATGCAAAGCGATCTGGCCAGCAGCCGGGCATACAAAGCCGACCTGGAAGAGGGCATGCATCAAGTCAGCGACACGCCGCGTTTTGACCCGGTGACAGTGAATCTGGGAGCGTTGTCAGGCGTTGCGCTGCGCATCCTCTACGGGCCGCTGTTAAGCAAAACAGAAGACAAGCGCGGCACGTATGGAGGCTTATTGGCGCGCGTGAATCGGGCGCTGCTGATTATGGCCGGGATGGAAGACAAGCCCGTGCGCACTATCTGGCAGTCGCCATTGCCGGAAAACGGGATTGAGCGGGTTGAGCTGTTTGAACGTATTGCTGCTGCGACCGGGGGCAACCTCGAAGCCGCGGCGCGCATTGCCGGGTACAATCGTGATCAGATAGACATGCTATCGCAGACTGATTACTTTTTGGAGGCAAGGCAATGACAAAAAAGACGAACAAACCGTACAAAAAACCGAACCTGGAAAGCACGCGGCTGACAGATGAGGAGCTAGACGAACTGGCGAAAATCACGCCGGAAGACATTGAACGGGCGAAGGCTGCGGCGCGTAAATATGGCAGCCCGCTGTTTAACGCGCTGTTAAATGCAGATGCTGAGGAAGACGCGGAAGAGGGGGACGGTGCCGAAACTTAGTTTCTCGTGGAATCCTGCGGCGGGGGCTACCGGCCGTTATCGCGATCAGGGCACCGGGCGCTTTGTGTCAGGCAGCGCCGTGCGCAAGGAGTTGGACGTGTTTATTGCCAACGCCGAAAGCGCGCCGCGCGCTGCGTCTGAGCTGCTGCGTAATGGCGAAATATCGTTAGACGATTGGGCGCTGCAAATGCGCCAATCCATCAAAGAAACGCACCTCGCGTCAATTGCCGAGGCGCGCGGCGGTTGGGAAAACATGACGCAATCTGACTACGGCCGCGCCGGGCAAATCATCCGCGAGCAGTACGGCTATCTGGAAGAGTTCAAGGAACAGATAGCCAGCGGCGATCAGGCGCTAAACGGCAACATAGACCGCCGCGCCGAGCAGTACGTCAAGGCGGGCCGGGAGTCGTTTTACAAGGCCAAACAGGCAGAGGCAAAGAAACGGGGTATATCGCACGTGCGTTCGCTGCGCTTTCCCGGTGATAGCTGCACGGAGTGCGTAGAGTTAGATCGCGTTTGGTTTGAAATTGGCGATCCAAAATACAAGCTGCCGGGTGACAGGATTTGTCGCAAGAATTGCCGCTGCGGGGAAGAGTACGGAGTGATGGAAGAGGATGGCACTATCGTAGTCATGGGGCAATGAGGGTATGGACAAGGCGCTGATAAGTGAAGACGATTTTAACGAGTGGTTAGGTCGATGGTGGGCCATGCGCCAGATGGCGATTGAAGTCGGCCTGGTCGCTGAAAAGATGCTGGCTGAAAACGGCGCGTTGTCTGAAAGCCAGCGCCGGTTCTACAATCGGGAAGAGTGGCGCGTGTTGACTGAGCAGCGCGCTTTATGATACAATGTATCAAGTAGCCAACTGAATAGATTAGCTGAGAGCTGAGAAGTTAGCGGCGTTGAATCAATAGATTGATTCGGCGCCGCTTTTTTTGTGTCTTATGGAAGATTTTAAAATTGTGACAACCTACTACGAAGCAGCGCACGAGAAAGAACCGGCCGGCAACAAACGCGGCGATTACGTCTTTCAGCCGCCTGCCAACTACGGGAAACGGCCGTTTGAGTTTGTGGACATGTCCTATTCGGCGGCCAAAAAGGAACTAAAGCGCGTGGCCAAATGGGGCGGCGCGTTTGTGCTTTTGCCATGACATACCTGTTGGCGACTGTTGCCGTTTTGCAAATCGTGACATTGGCCGTTGCCTTTGCCGTTGCTTTGTATTTTGTGCGTTGGCGTTTCGACGCGCGGCGCATGGCAGATGTGTTAGCGGCTGACCTGCTGGAAAAGTATGACGCTGACATTGTGGACCTGAGCGAACAGGGCGTACAGGATGCGACGCGGATGCAGTACATACAAATTGCGGCAACGTTCGGACTGCCAAGCGGCCCGGCGGATGAAATAGCGGCGCGCGTGTGGCAGCGGGTGCAGGATGCGCGGGGCGAAATGCCACGACAGGACGGAGTAGCGACGCTCTATGAATGACACGATTCTAGCCGCTGAAAACCTGCGCCCGGTGTGCATGACTTTTGAAGGATTGCGCGCCGTGTTGTGGCCGTTTGTAGCTGGTTACCGCTGGGGCGAAGAAACGATTTACGACTTATGGAAATTAGGCGCGCCCATGCCACCGATGCCCGGTCGAGCCGTGGCCGGTGACGTGCGCTTGATTGTGCCAAGCCAGTTGATGGTCTGGTTAGAAGATGTGTTAAAGCGACAGGGCAGGCCCTTGTCCGAAAGCGCGGCGTTATACGCGCGCATGATCAAGGAGAGTGATTAGATGTCACCCGATGAAAGTAACGATGTGATTGGCCAGGTGCTGACACAACAGAGCGACACGGCACAGGATGCCGGGCGCGACTTTGAAGCGGAGATTGCCAAGCTGCGCAAAGAAGCGGCGGATTGGCGAACGAAGTTTAGAGGCGCAGAACAGCAGTTAGGCGAGTTGCGTCCAGTGGCCGAACAGTACGCAGAACAGCAAGCGGCGCAAAAGACAGAGGCCGAAAAGTTAGCAGAACGCATGGCCCAACTTGAGGCGCAGCTCGCCACCACCAAGACAGAAGCCGACCGTGCCAGGCGCACGAATTCGCTTATCACGCTGGCCGTGAAGGCGGGGATCCCGGCCGATGTTGTCCAGTATTTGGACGTGACAAAATTCGACTTGGAAGACGAAGAGGGCACGCTAAAGGCGCTGGCCTCACTGGCACCGTCAAAACAGATACCCGCGGTTGGGGCCGGGAACCCGGCACGCAAAGCGGGGGAGCAGGGCGTCAAGATTGGCGACGAGGCAATCAGGGCGTTCTTACAGGGCGGGGGAGCCGGTACTAATTTGTTTGGAGATTAAGAGATGGCAGTAACACAAGTAAGTGACCTGAACGGACTGTTCAACCTCATCTATGAGGGCGCGTTGTTTGTGGCGCGCGAACAGAACCTTATGGCGCAGTTGGTTGATAACCGCAGCGCAACGGGATGGATGGCCCGCAAGATCACCATCCGGCCGCAGGTGTCTGCGGTTAGCGTGGAAGAGACGGAAGATTTCAATTCACCCACGACCTTTGGCGCGGCGCTTAAAGCGACCCTGACGCCAGGGGAAGTTATCGCCCAAGGCGTGTTGACCGACCGCGACATGGAGACCGACCCTTACGGCGCGGTTCGTGATTTGGCGCAGGAGCTTGGCGCGTCCGTTGCGGCAAAAGTTGACACGGACCTGTTGGGGCTGTTCGATTCCTTCTCGACCGACAAGGGGCCGGGCGCGGGCAATGCGGCAACGCTGGCCACGATGGGCGCGGCCGTGGCTGTGCTGACTAACAACAAGGCGTTCCAGTACGGCGCGCCGGTTGCCGTGTGGCATCCCTATCACTGGCACGACATCTGGAAGGAATTGGGACAACCGGCGGCAACGTATACCAACTTACAAGAGTTGACGACCGAGGCGCTGCGTTCCTACTTCGTGAGTGACCTGCTGGGCATCCAGCACTACCGCTCCTCTAATATCGCGGTCGATTCCAGCGATGATGCCGTTTCTGGCATTTTCAACCGGCAAGCAATTATGCTCGACACGCGGCGCGCGGCCCGGTTGGAAGACGAACGTGATGCAAGCGCGCGCGCGACTGAATGGAATATCAGCGCGGGCTACGCCTACGGCATTGTGCGGCAAGAGTTTGGCGTTGGCTACACGGCCGATGCTGCGACGCCTTAAGGGGGTGATCCATGAGTATTGCAGGGTTTAACACCAAGTTCACAACGATTGATTTTGATGATCCGGCCGGGGACCTGACCATTGCGGCGTTTCGTGCGCCTGCGGTTGGGGCGACTATCCTGGGCGCGTGGATTGTGCCTAGTGCCACATTCGACGCCGACGGCAGTAACCATTACGCGGTGCAACTGCTAGACGGCGGCGCGGCTGGGACCGGCACAACGGTCATGGGGTCTGTCGGCGGCGCGTCCGTTGACCACACGGCTAACACGGCCGAAGCGTTGACAATGACGCAGGATGCCGTTGATGGTGGCGACTGGGTGATGGTCAAGTATGACGAGGCGGGCACGGTTGCGCCGGGCCATGTCTCTGTCTGCATTGAGTGGACGGCCGGGGGCAGCTAAACGATGGCCGTGAGGGATAGCATGGCGGATGTTATCGCCGTTACATCCCGGCTGGTCAATGACGCCGGCCACGCATATCACACTGCGCAGCAGGTGCAAGACGCGCTGGATCGCAACCGTGATGAGGCGCGTTATATGCACCTGACTGCGCTGCCGACTGTTGCCGCAGGGGGCGTCACCACTTACCTCACATTTGCCGCGCCGGATGGTATGACCACCTGGGAAAGTGACGGCGAATTGGTAGACGGCAATCATGCGGCGCTGACACCTGAAACAAAAGATTGGATGACCGGGCGGTGGACGTTTGCCACGGCCCCGGCGCGGCCCGTGCGCTTGACCGGGTGGAGTTATGACATCTACGCGGCCGCGGCTGACTTGCTGGAAATTCGCGCGTCTCAGGTATCTGAGGATGTGCAATCTTTCAGCGGGCAAAACGGTTCGTTCAGCTTTGCGGCAAAGAATCAGGCGGTGTTGCAAATGGCGAGCCGTTACCGGGCTATGGCGCGCGTGCGGGTGACTGACATGGTGCGCACTGATACGGCGGTGCTGTTGTGACAATCCAATTCGACATTGACGCGCAGGGGCTGCGGGACAAAAAGGTTTGGCTTGACCGGTTGGATCACACCGAGCTACCGGCGGCCATGACGCAAACGGCCGTTATTGCAGTTAATCGGCTAATCCGACTGCTGAAACAGCCAACCGCTTTTTGGTCTAGCCAGCCCGCATTTGACCGTAAGATTCGCGTGTCAAGCCGTGGGGCAGAGGCGACCGTCACGACGGATGACAAGCGGTATTTGTGGACCAACTACGGCACGCGGCCGCATGTCATTCGCCCAAAGGGGCCGGGCTATCCGCTGCGGTTTCAAGGCGGGTATTCACCGGCTACGCGGCCGGGTTCACTGTCGCCGGGCATTGGCAAGGCGACGGGGTCGGTGGTTTATGCTTACGAGGTTCACCATCCCGGCACCCGCGCGCGGCGATTCGACATTGAGGCAATCAAAGGCACAGAGGCGACGCTTGTCAGCACGGCCAAAATGCAGGTTTCATCGGTGATTCGTGACCGCTAGAGAAACAACCCTGGAGGCGCTAGCCACGCTGTTGGAAGATGTTTTCGACCGCGTGTATGTCTACCCGACAGATTACGCGGCCATGGCAAGCAAGCCTGAATTGCCGTTTGTGGTGGTCGAGGAAGTACCTGGCAGCCGTGACGGGCACAAGCTATCCGGCGTTGGTTTTGACAAGTGGACGGCAGCCGTTTACGTCATCACGTCATGGGGTGAGCTGCTACCGACAAGCGCGGCGGATGCCGCGGGCAAGGCGCTGGCTATTGCGGCGCGTGATGCGTTGGTTGACCTGGTACGTGATAACCACACGCTGACAAATACGGCCGTGATAGGGCACGACGGCCCGCATGAATTTGAGAGCATGATCACGCCGATGGCGTGGAACGCGCAGCCCGCGTATGGAGCGGCGCTTATTCTGCCGTTAATTACCGGCATTTAGATAGAGGAGATTGGACAATGGCAATTGTATTTAGATTAGACCCTAATTCAGACGATGTTCCCGTCATTGACGGCACGTCGATTCCTTATGCGACTGAAATTAGCATCGATGTGGCAATGGACTCATGGGACAGCCAGATTGAAGATGACGACGGTTTCTATGAGTTTGTCATGGGGGGCAAGCGCGGCACGGGCAGCCTCACATGCGAAGTGCCTGCCGATTCTGTCACCATGCTTGCAAGCCTGATTGCCGGGCTTGACGGCGCAGGCACGTTTTACCCGGCGGGCAATACGTCAACCTACCAAAAGCTGACATTTGTGCGCATCGCCACGCTTGGCTTACAGCAGCGGTATACCAGCAACGGCGCGGTGCAAACTGCCGTGATTCCTTTCAAATTCACGGGTTACAAAGCTGTTGCCGCGACGGGGTCATAACCAATGCCTGAAAACAAAACGAAGGCAGATGAACGGGTAGATTTGCCCGGCTGGGTACTGGTGGAGAAAGACGTGCGCTCTCGCCATGTTGAAGCGTGGTTTGATGAGCGGGAAAAGAAAACGCCGGAAGAGTGGGAAGCTATGAACGGCGTGCTCCGCCTGCGTGAACAGTTTGAAATGGCAATTAGTGCCGGGATGGTCACATTGAAAGATGGGCACGGTTCGGGCGATTTGACCGTGCTGCAAAAGAACCAAATCATTTTGGACGTTGCGGCAAACCTGAGCGCGGCGTTGGGGGAAGACGCCGAGGGGTTCAACGCAGGCGCGGACCCAAACTAGCGCTTGCCGTCCTTGACCATTTGGACGGCAAGCGCGCAGCGCCACGCCCGCTTGTCCGGGCGTTGCAGGCTAAAAGTTGGGGCGCATTGCCGGAATCGGGCGGGCTGCGAAATCAAAGGCCGGGAGAATTGGAGCGCATGAGCTGGGCGTATACCGTACACATGGCAATCACCGGCTACCGCAGAGCAAGCGGCATGGCGCGGCTATCGTGGATTGATAGCCACCCGGATTTATACGATCTTTACGGCGATGTGATAACCGCCAGCTACAAACGAAACGAACAGCATAACGCGGCGGGTGGAGAATGAGTCAAGACATCACGCTAGGGCTTAATGCCATATACAGGGGACAGGCGGCGTTTGCCAAAGCGCAATCTGATCTTGCAAATCTGGAAAACAAATCCAGAGGTGCCGCCGCGCAAGCTGGTACCGCAATTAATAACGCCACAAGCAAAATAGGCGCCGGGTTTAGCAAGCTGGCCTCGTCATCCGCCGGACCGTTTTTGTTGGCGGCCGGTATGGGCGCAGCCACGATGGCGATTAAGGGGACGTATGCCGCGCTGGGGCAGGGTGCCGATCTTGTTTATGCTCAAGAACAGTTTAACAAACTGACCGTTTCGATTAATTCCACATCTGACGCCATGATGGGCAAGCTTAAGGACGCCACAAGCGGACTTATGACCAACGCGCAAATGGTCGCCAGTGCCAACCAGATCATGAGCCTTGGTTTGGCAAAAACAGAAGAAGATGTTGTAAGGCTTGTCAACGTTGCGGGCAAGCTCGGCTGGGACGCGCAGACGATGGTGCTCACGTTTGCGAATAACTCTAAGATGCGCCTTGACAGTTTGGGCTTGAGCGTTGAAGACGTGACGACCCGCATGGAGAAACTAAAAGCCGCGGGCATGGATGCTGACAAGGCTTTTGATTTGGCCGTCATTGAAGCCGGTGAAGCAAAAATTGAACTGCTAGGCGACAAGGCAGATAGTACGGCCGGGCGCTTAAAAACGTTTGAAGTTGCCTTAGCAAACGCAGGTGACGCGGCCAAAATCGCACTTGCTAACATGGCTGCTGACCCGATTGAGGCTCTTGGCGAAAGCCTGACAAAAAAGAATGTTGTTGCCGACATGACGCGACAAATGAAAGAGCTAAACCTTGAGGCGGACCAATACAAGATAGTGACGGCCGTCACTGGGTCACAGCTACACTGGTGGCGTGATGGATTTCTTGAAGCAGATGAAATGGCGCAGCGTTTGCCGATTACATTGCGTTTAATTCAGGATGGTTTTAGCGGCGGGACAGAAGAGCTAAAAGACCTCGTTGATGCCATGGTTATGGGCAAGAACATTAACGAAGGGTCACTTAATGCGTGGTTGAATACGGGCGCCGCCGTTGATGAAATTGGCGCAGCGGCGGAACGAACCATACCAAGATTGTCCAATCTAATTGGCACGCTTGGCTTTATCAGCCAGGCCCAATGGGATTTTGCTGTTGAAAACGGCACGAACGAACGCCGCGCCCCCGCTGCACCGACAGGCCCGCGCAAAATAACCCTGCGCAATGCTGACTATGCCACGCGCATGGCAATTGGCAAGGCGGCTGATATTGGCGACGGTATTAGCCGCTTAGGAAGAGAAACCGAGAAAGTCGCTACCGGCTTTGGATCATGGGTTGCTCCAATAGACGAGGCCGCCGCCGCGCTGCAAAACCTAGACAAGCAAGCGGGCAGCATCTTTGCAAGCCTGAAAGGTAAGAAAGAATTTAACCTCGCTGATGAGTTATTTGGCATTGCGAGCAAGAGCGGGCAAGGCGCATTGGACCTGGCTAATCTTGGTATAGCTTCCGGGCTGTTTGATGAGGCGCGCGCCAATGAGATGCTTAACCAGACGTTCCTGCTGCAAAGCGCGGAGCAGTTAGCCGGGCAATTGTCAGGCGCTGATTTGTGGGCGACGGTCAGTGGGCTGCAAGGGCAGCTAGGCAGCGACGCCGGGTTGGCACGGGAATTCTTTGGCAAGCTAGACGAAGCCACGATTGAACCAGACATGAGCATGAATACCGACCCGGCCTGGATTGCGTACATGAATTTGCAATCGCAAATCGAGAACAACCCGCTTGTCGCGACGGTGCGCGTGAACTATGAGAACGCGGTCGATGCTGTTGTCAGGACGATTATAGAGGGGGATCAACCGTAATAATGGGCGCGCCGACGATTTTGAGATTGGAATGCCAGACGCTGCCGACGCTGCATTTTTTTACGCATGGCGGGGAACGGGCGCAGGGCGCGGCGCTGGCTGTTGAACCGGGGTCGTGGCAGACGACGCCGGAAACTACGGACGGGGTTGCGCAGGAGCAGTTTCGCGTTTTCAGCAAGGCGGAAAAAACGGCCGTGCGTGCCGCCTTGCATTTGCTTGACCAGTACCAGACATTGGCGGCTGAATTGGCGGCTAATCCCACGGGCAAGGATGAAATCAGGCTAGTCTACCGGGCTAAGGACGAACCGACGGCGCGGTACGCGCGGGTGCTGCGCGTTGCGGCGCGGCCGGTTGACCATGCGATTGTCAACACGGACATGAGCAGCACGGGGCTGCTGTACGATGTGCAGATTGACCGGGCGCCGACGTGGGGGCACGCGCCAACAATCATGGGCGCATGGAGTGAGGTCGCGGTGGGCACGGCGACGGCGCTGCCGCAGTCGATTGGCACGATGGGCGCGCCGGGGGTTATCCGCGAGTTCAGTGTGCGGGCGCGCGGGTCGCGCAGCTTTGACGAGCTGTGGGTCGGCATTAAGAGCGCGGCGGGCGGCGCGGGGTCATTGTCTGATTTCAACCCGGTTATTAAGGTCAACAAGGGCACATGGACTGACAATATAGGTGGCTCCACGGTTGAGGCGGTTGACGATGCTTCGGCGAATGATGCTGAATCGGTGCACGTCCGTTTTGCCAGCCGGGTACGGTCGGGCGATAAGGATGATGATTCGTTTGTCGTGACGAAGCGCACGGCACATAAGCCAAGATTTAGCGTGCGATTTGACAAGTGGAATGCCAGCACGGCCGGGCTGTCTTATGCCAAGTGGCAACAGTACATCGGACGTTATCTACTGATTGCTAAATACCGGACGGTTGCGCCGGACGGTACGGATGAGAGCACGCTGCTGTTCTCGATTTCCGGCACACATTTTGTGGGCACGGGTCAATGGGTTGAACGGCTAGGCCCAAAGTATGTGCCACATACGGGGGGGGGCTGGAAGCGGATTAACCTGGGCATGGTGTCATTCGGGACGGGCGTCAGCGCGTATGGGGTCAGCACTATCACGTTGGGGGAGGCTTATGTCGGCGTGGCGGCGGGGCTGCTGGGCATGACGGCTGACACGCCGTTTGCGGACATTGCCAGATACAGCGTTTATTTTGACGACTTTATCTTGATTCCGGCGGAGCGCTATTTGCATGTTAAGAGTACCCTGCCGGTCACATCGGCGCGGCGGCTCATTGCCCAGGCGGATGATGAGGGCAAGGTATCGGCGCAAATCACAGATGCCATGGGGCAGGGAGATGATGAGGGGCGGCTGCCGCCTTACGCGGTGCGCGCGCTTGTCTCGGAGATCGACTTCGCGGCGTGGCAATGCCCGCCCTGGCCCGACTCGCGCCTTGTGGTGGCGACCAGCAGCGGCGGCGATTTTGACATGCGGATTAATGTACTGGGTCAGTCGCGGGGGTATTCGTTGTGACGGATTTGACCGAGGGCTTGACGGTGGTGGTCACGTCGCGGGATGGGTCGGAGTTTATTGCCGACTTGACCGACATGGCGCAGGATGTGAGCCAGGAATGGACGGAGGGGCCGAGCACGGCAAGCTTTGAGGTTGTCGCGGGGGAGCAGGGCGCGTCTGAGGACCTGTTTGATACGTGGTGGAATGGGGCGCTGATGGCGCGGGTGGAGATTGGTTTTGAGGGACGGGTGTGCTGGTCGGGGTACATCTCACGCATGGAACGGGTGGCTGAAGGCATGTCGGCTACTATCTCGATTAGGGACATGGCGAACGCGGTCAAGGCCAAATACAAGGACGAATGGAACGGCAAAACGCGGTACACAGCCTGGGTTACGAATGCGGACGCGCAGGAACGGTTCGGGCACTTTGAGCGGGTGATTGAATTTAACGGCAAAGCGAAGGCGATGCTGAACGAAGACGGCAGTATTAAGCTGCGCGACCCGGAAGACCCGTCGAGCCGCTACACAGAAGTGCATAAGGCGGTAGACGCGGAGCTTAAGTATGCGGCAGGCCCTACGCTGGAGGGGGTTGAGTTTGATACGTTTGACGCGCCGTCGATCCGGTTTACAGCCGTGGGCGAGGCGACGATTGCCAACACTGTCCAGGTGTCGGACGGGTGGATTGCCGACAATGGCGACGGCATGACGCTGCGCTCGCGGGGCGAGGCTTACCCGGACGGCTTTGCGGTTGGCAGCCAGACTACGGTCGGTGATGAGATTTTGCGTATCGTGCAGGTGTGCCAACACAACGGCTGGCTGTATCCATTAGAAATTGAAGACAACGATACTATGACCACGGCGGGCGTGGAGACGCCGATGGGGGCATGGGATCGCATTTTGGAGTTGGCGGCGCTGCAAAATCAGGCGGGCGAGTTTTACCGGCTGGCGATTGAGCCGGATGGCGGGGTGATTTACCGCCGCATGGGTTACGAGCCGGATTACCTGTACCTCAAGGGCGCGGGGTTTGCCAAGACGGATTTGTCTTTACCGACCTGGCACGCGCGGCCGGGCATTGTGAACTTTGGGAATGAGCATATCAGCTTGCCAGGCACGCATATGCCGCTGCCAAATTTGGTGTACATGGAGCGGGTGACCATGCGTGAGGGGTATGACATGGCGGCCGTGACGATGCGCAACCGGACGCCGGGCGATACGCGGCGGGCATATGAGACTAATTTGCAGCGCCTGAAACGGGCGAAGAAGGGGAAACGATAATGGCCAGTGAAGGGCAACTACTGTTTGAGGGCGCACGGCGCACGGCGGGCATCTCGGTCAGCATGACGCGTGGAGACACCAAAGAATTGGATATCGACCACGACCTGTACGCGGAGGCGATTGCGGAGGCGCGGCTAATTGTGCGCACGCCGACGGCGAATGACAGCGGCCAGGTGTGGCTGGAGTTGACGCTTGCCGACCATCCTACGCAGTGGGATTTGGACACACCTACGGCGTGCATCATCCTGCTTCTGCCGGAAAACACGGCAGATATTCCGGTCGGCACGTACCAGATTGCGATTGAATTTATCGACGTGACGGGGCGCGTGTACACGCCCGCGAAGGGCAATATCGGCATTGAGTGGGACGGCGTACACGACACGTCTGGTGTGGTATACGCCGGATTCGCCACGCTTGGGGATATACAGAGCCAGCTTGAGGCATTGTTGGCTGTGGGCAAGGCGACGCTGGTCACGATTGCTGCCGAGACAGGTGACGGCGCGTTGACAGTCGCGGATGCGTCGCTGTTTGAGGCGGGTGATGACATTTATGTGCAGACTTCCGGCGCGGCGTATGAGGCGCAT